TGGAACACTCAGCGTCCCGCCGCCGACGCCAACGACGCCCACCAGGAGCTGGCCTGATTCGGACATGGTCAGGAGCCTAGGGCCTACGCCTGCTGTCGGGCTGTTGTGCTCGACCCCCCAGACCTCGGTGGTCGAGTCGTCGTCTGTGTCGATTAACTCAAAAACAGAAGTTGTCGAGGACCCTCCTCCAACGATCGTGCGAGCCAGTGGACCAGTAGAGCCAAATCCACTCTGAAAGACACCGGTCGCATCGGTTTCTAGCACTGATAGGCTGATGCCCACAACTGCCCCCTGCACAGTCGCGTCATCGGTCAGTCCAGTCCCCGAGAAGGGCTCAGACGGAGTAGTGTCAATGGTGATGGCGGTCGTGGTCGCTGATAGGACCTCGAAGACACCAGAGTTGGCGACCGTAGCCGGATCCTGGATCAGGACGAAGTAACCAGCTGAGAGAACAGCCGATGGGTCTCCTGCCACGACCGTAACGACGTTGGTCGCAATAGCGCTAATGCCGAAGTTGGTTGCGGCTGGATCGACATTGAACACCAGGCCCGAGCTCTGCGGCGTGTTACCAATATATTCCGAGTTCAGCAGAATATAGTTGTCAGCCGTTTGGATCTCAGAGTTGATGACGGTCGTCGTGCCGCTGACAAGCAGGTTGTCAACCGTGAGTAGCCCCTCGGAGGCATCCCAGAATAACTCGTTGGAACCGTCACCAGCCTTAATATCGCCTATAACCGTGGAGCCGGAGGTCGTTCCGATATCCAGACTCCTCGACAGGAAAAGAGTCCGAGGCCGGTTCATGGCAGCAATGCCGATGTCGTGGGTGTTGTCGGCCGTGGTAATCAGGCTGCCGCCAGCATTGATCGACCAGCGGTGGGTGTTGCTCGTCCAAAACTCGGTAGGAACAGCACTGCTGGTGCTGATACGCAATGCCGTCGAAGGGGCGGCCGCCTCAAGTGCCACAACGCCAGGAAGCGTAGCGTGACTTGCCCCGTAAGCGGTTAGATCAACCGTAGCGCCAGCGGTGCCGATACGAACCGAGGAGCTGGCTGCGGTTCCTGCGTTAGGGTTTTGGGACTCAAACCCTACCCGTGCGTCGATGTTCCCGTTGACGCCAAGGAGCGCTGTGGTCGCATTCCAATCGAAGTCGTTTGTGATGTTCCCGGCTGACAGGTCTCCATTCAGGAGGGCGGTACTGCTGGAACCGAAGCAGGCACGGCCGCCCATGATCTTCTGGCCGCCGGTGATGATAATGTCGTTGAGGCCGGTGACATTCCCAATCCCGAGCGTAATGTTGAGGTCGTTGAGCGCACCTGGGCCAGTCGGACCAGCAGGGCCAGCCTCTCCGGTGACGACGACAAAGCCCTCTGTTGGGTCTACGCCATTTACCTCGACGATGAGCTCGTCTTCCAACAGCCTGATGATGGACGCATTGTTCTCGCGAGCCTCGAACGTGGCTCCAGACTGGTAGACCGTAGTACTTGCGAATACCAAGTCTTCAACCACGACAGGCGTAGGAGAGATGACTACATAAGTCTTGATAATCCAGGCCATAGTGGTGCTCCTGCCTGATTGCGGCTAGGGCATCAGTATAACCTGGGGGCTGTAGCTAAGCCCTGGAACAGCTAAGAGTCGTTAGAGATCTCGACGAACGCGGATGTGGAGAAAGTATTCTCTACGGCGCTGCGGCAGAGAATACCGTCGCAAAATCCACGCTTTACTGCGTCATCGTGCTCAGCCCTGACGTGCTCAACGACATCGTCGCGGCGAGGATCCTCTGAATCCCAGGCCAGGAAGAACCCCTCCTCGTAACGAACGGGAAGGCTCTCGCGCAGCTCTTGGGTGGTAATCCCACGGTGGGTTGCGAGAGCGTCCATCGCGCAGCTACCACGACCATCATCAGACGTCCAGGCACATCGAATCGGGATCAATCCGGTTTGATAGTAGGCCTGCACAACATCGTCTGGTAGCACACGGTTCATTGGGCACCTCTGTTTCATCACCTAATTTACCAGGTGATGACAATCAACAGGTGCATCTATCTCTAGTTGTCTGAAACCTCCAATGCGTCTACGATGTCGTCTAAAATGGTCTCCTCGGGATTGGTGGACGAAAGGTCGATGTCGATGGTGTTTACCCGGAAATCCTCTGGGCTACTTCCAACGCCTCGTAGGCAGCCGCTGATCTGCAAGCCGGCGTCGATAAAGGCAGCCACCGTCCTCCCAAAGCTGCTGTCGGTGACAATCTCGATCTCGACCAAGATCGAGCTCCCCCGCACCCGCGCTGTCGGCAGAACGATGTGAGAGGCGTGTCTGAGTCGAGTCTTGCCGTCATTGATGCCTGCCCCGTAGATCTGCCCGATCATTCTCCGGTCCTGGGCCCTCTCATTGATCTGGTCGGCGACCGCCTGAAGCTGCTGGAGCGTAGGGCTCTGCCGCCAGGTATAGGTCCGAATCCGTATTCTGTGGACTAATACTGCCATTCCCAATCTCCAGTTAGGTGGTTATACCGGTAGTAGTCAGATGACCTGAAGTCGTGGTTCGTAGAGAACATGAACCAGCATCACGCATCTCGCAGGTAAAAGAAGCATGAGCAAGTCCCAACCATGCGCCAAACGGTGCTTCACGAGTGACGAGAAGATCAAGCAGCACTTGAAGAGGTTGCGAAGCCACGGGGCTTCTCAGGGCTTCCGAGTCCGAACCTACTACTGCTCCAAATGTCACGCCTACCACGTGACCAACCACGAGAAGGGGAGCCGGACAAGTAGTGGACGATCCACCAAACGACAGAAGACCCGGCGGCTGGAGCTGAAGCGAGGCCGGAGTAAGAACACACGAGAGCTAAAGGCCTGGAAGGAAAGCGCTTAATGGCCGACATGAGAGTAATCCCTAAGCTCTCGACCGTTCGAATCGTCGGGCTGGACACGTCCATACATGAAGAAACCCCTGCCAAAGACAGGGGTTTCTTCGCCAAGCGGGAGGAAGGTTAGAGGCTGCTCGTGCTAGTAGTTCCAGCAGGTTGCGACAATGTGAAAACTACGAATTCAGCAGGCTTGTTCGGGCTGAAACCGATGTCGATGTTCACGCGACCCTGATCGATCGAGGTCTGACCGTTGTTGTTGGCGTTGCACTTGATGAAGAACGCCTCATCCTGTGTCTGGCCGAAGAAGTAGCCGAGACGGAACAGGGAACCGTAGTAACCCTTGAGCGCCGTTTCGATCTTCTGCCACAGGCCAGGCCCGTTGTTCTCGAACACCGTCCACTGCAGCTGCAGCTTGGTGGTGTACATCAGGAAGATGTGGAGCAGACGAGCGTTGATATAACGCCAACGAATCTCCTTTGAAAGGGACCGAGCGCCGTTAATGATGAACCCGGTGGCGGCTGTAGTCGGCAGCGGGTTGATCCGCGACTGGTAGAGGTTGTCCTGGTCCAAGCGGGTAAGCCTGATCTCAGGACCAACGGTCCCAGGCGCGTCCAGCGCACCATCAACGATGCCGGCGGGCGACTTCCCGACGTTCTTGTTCCGAGCCGTCTTCGCGTAAACCCCAGCGGCAAAACCGCTGGCGGGGATCAGCTCAGGGAGATCGGTCGAGTCGTTGATGAAGAAGACGTTCGGGTAGTAGATAGCCGCGTTCTTCGTGTTGAAGAACTGGGTCACCAGCACATATTGGATCGCCTCGGGCACTGTCGTCCCGTTCGCCATCGAAAAGACCGCGTAGCGATCCTGCCGCGCATCACACCAGTCCACGATATCGGCCTGAACAAAGCTCGACCCCTCGAAGTCGGGCACTACTACGTTGAGCGGCTCTTCAACCAGATCAAGTGTGAAGATCCCGGACTTGGTGCCTTCCAAGGACGGATTCGACACGTCGTTTCGAGTGATGACGGTACCGTCACTACCACCGGTCAAAGCGTACTGGGTCGCGGACGCCAACTTGGTGTAGGCGGCCGTCACCGGGGTCGCAGCAGGAGGCGCCACGGACCAGGTGAAGTCCAGAGCTCCTGTGTTGTAGTCGATCTCGTTTTCACCAGCACCGTCAACATCTCCAACAATCGCACCAAGACCATTGTCCTGGGCGTATTGACCTGTTTGGTACCAGACATCGATCGTTGATCCGGTCAGCGGCGCGAACACCGTTGTCATCGTGATAATTCCTGTGTCGGCATTGATCAAGGACGCGGAGGTCACATCTCCTAGCAAGTTGCCAGTCGTGTTTGCCCAGATGTTACCAAGGCTAACGTAGTCGACGTAGAAGAACGTCCCACCGATCGGTGCCACAAGAGTCGTCACCTCAATCTCTCCAGAGCCAACCGAGAGGTTGACCTGACTGTCCACCAGGTCGATCGTGTTGATGCCGGCGCCGTCAACAGAGCCGAGTAGTGGTACATCCACTTCGATGTCGCTGAAGTAGGCCAGATCGATCGTGGCGGTTCCAGGACCGGAACCAGTAATGGCGCCGCCGACGAAGGCACCACCAGCGGTGATCCCAACGCGCATAACGCCGGAGACGAGCGTCAACAGCGTTCCTGTGGTTCCACCCTGCGTGATGACGTCACCAGCGGTGAACGTGCCGCCGAGTGCGCTCACCTCTAGTGTTTGAACGTCCTGCTTGGTGATGATGTTCGACACATCGTGGTTGGCATCAGCCGTCGAGGACGCAGCCAAGGCCGCTGTGATGCCTGCCATGATGCCCGTGTCGTAATCGACAGTTCCACCGAGTGGAAGAGCGCCGCTGGACCCAGTCAGGTTGCCAGCACCGTCATCGGTGATGGTCGCCAGACCAACCCCGTCCACATTGACGGAGATCGCCAGGGTGCCAGGGTGAACTGGTGTCGACGCCAAGGCCGCTCCGGACAGGTCGTAGGTCGCAGCCACGCCACCGATCGTCGTCAGCGTCTGAGGAGCGGCGGCCGCACCCGCGTACTTCAGTCGGAACGCCACGATCTCTCGATGAACCGGATTGTCAACTACACCAGCATTGAACGTGAAGACCTTGTTGGCGCCATCAACGAGACCAGCGCTCGCTGGCAGGACCTCGTTCGACAAGAGCTGCTTCTGGTAGAAGGTCCTGGTCGACCCCTCCACTACTGGCAGGTTGGTCAGCTGCAGCGTGAAATCGGTGTCGGTGCCATTGATCGCGCCGGCCGTCGGCGTCGATGGAGTGAACTTGGTAGTACCAGACACGGCCGTCAGCTTCAGGGTGTTCGCGAGTACCGGCACGTTGGATAGCGTCGCGATGAACCGCTGTGCTAGTGGTGTGCCGCCGCCGGTTCCGATGGACTCAGACAGCACAGTGATCGGGAGCATCGCCGTGGGCGTGCCGCCGATACCAATCGTCGTGGTGACCAGCAGGCTCGGGCGTCGAGGATCCTGAATCACGTTCAGGAGGTAGTCCGAGGCGGCCGGATCGTTGAACTGGATTTGCTCGTAGGTCTCTACAGCATCGTCGAAGGCGGGATTGAAGTCTGCCGGCGCGAGAATCTGAAGATCGTACTTGTCCCATGAGTTGGTCGTCGGGTTCAGGTGGTTCCTGTTTCCGCTGACGCGGATCTTCAGGTCATTACCCCAGACGCCCTGACCGTTGGCTGTGAACGTCCACTTCGCCGGACCCGGAACATCATCGATGCTGACATCCGCATAAAGGGAATCAGCCGGCGCGATGCGGTTGACCCAAGCACGCTCGCCGCCGGTTCCGAAGAAGGCACGAATTTGCTGAGGCACGACGCCGCGAGTGTTGATCGGGCCGAACACTCGGGTGAAGTCCTCAACGGAGCGGACCTGGATGGGGAAGTTGGTGGGACCCTTCTGAGTCCAACCTACGATGCCCATTTTCGCGGGCGAGAACTGATCAGGGGCACGAGCGGGGTCTTTCTCCTCGCCGTATACACCTGCTGACCGATATTCAATGATCGGCATGGGTTACTCCTGGCCGCCGGTTGGCTTCTTCTTGGACTTCTTAGTCGACTTGGTAGCGACTTGAAGTGGGGATGGAACTGGTTTTGGGGGCGCTGCCGCTGCCGCGTTCGACTTGGTGTCGATCGCCTTGGCAAACCGGGGGATCTCACGAGGCGTGACCGGGCGGATCAAGTTCTGGCGCAGGAGCCGAGAGACCGCTGCGTTAGTTGGGTGAGCCTGGAACATGAATCCAGTTGGGTAGCTCACGACGTTCCCGTTTGGGAATTCAACCGTGACGGCAGACCGTGACACTACCTGATATGTTTGATCGCGCTTCATCGTGGACTCCCGTATACGCCTGTACGAATAATGGGCTTACCTGTACCGTAAAGCCCGCCATCACCAGGATCTGGATTCTGAACACCGCCAGGACAAAGCGGAATACCATTAGCATCACAAGGAACAAGGCCATAACCACCAGGTCCTGGACAGAGCTGGTAGCCCGATCCCCCGACACCGGGAAGCGGCTCTGTGGTCTGAGACCCCGTGAACGCGGGGATACAAACTGGTTCCTTCTCCAACGTCATTTCGCCTTCTACGCGCACCGCAAGTGAAAAGCCCGGAATGCGCTCCACCAGAGAGCTTACATCAGTTAGGTCCGTAACGCCTTGCTGATATGTGGCGTAGACGCGTGGGTTATCGATTCCGTCGAGGACGGTGACCCTTCCACGCTGCGGAAACCTCTTCATCACCATCTGGAGCAGGATCTGAGCAACGGTACGATGCCGGGCCCAGCACTCAATCGAGTAGAAGAAATCGTATGGCTTCTCAAAATCCTTTTGCTCGTAAGAGGTCCACCCAAGACACCCGCCGGCGGACACCTGCTTGGCCCCATCACACGGCAAACGATAGGAGACGGTCGGACTCTGGAGGCGGTCGTCCGCCGGATTAGTCCCATCACGAATCATTGCGATCATCGGAAGAATGGCTGTGATCGACGTAGGCTCGGGGCGCTTGACCACCACCAGGGCGCGGTCGACTGGGGTTTGACGCCCGTCTACGTGAATAAAGATCCCATCCAATGGTAAATACCACTGGTTCTTCACCTCGTCGGGGAGAGCTCCCATACCACGAGCCATCGCCTCATCGAAATCGTAGAAATCGATGTTGCCGGTACGCTCGCCGAACTCTAGTCCGCTGCCCACGAAGACCCCTATCGCATCAGATCACAATGATACCTTCAGGTGTAAACGCTAGTCGAGGGTGCACAGCACTATTAGCTGCGTACTAGACCAATTGATGCACACTAGAGGTTGACCCTATCAGGTATGAGTGCGTATGCTTGTTGAATGCATCGAGTCATCTCTATTAAACTCAACAATGACGCCGACTTGCGTGCGACTGTTGAGTCTTTCAGACTCATGCAGCAACGTGTGTCGGAGATTGCATTCGCATCGAAAACCACCTCTGCAATCGCGCTCCACCGTGTTGCCTATCCACAAGTGAAAGGTAAATTGAAGTCGCAGCTCACCTGCACCGCTATTCGCACGGTCGCATCAGAATATACACGCCTCAAAAGGAGGAGGAAGCGTATCTACGGTCCTGTCCACTTCAGTAAGCCGAGAGCGCTATTTTTGATCGGGAAGTCGAAGCGCGACGCGTGTCCTCCTCGCAAAGAGACAATCCGAATCTGGACGTTGAAGGGCAGGAAGGACATCGGCTACACCGTCCCTAAGCGGTTCACAGGATTGATCAGAAACGTCACGTCCTTTGACACATTGGCGGTGAGCATCAAAAGGGGACGCCTAGTGGCGACCCTCTCTGTGACGATTAAAGCGCCCGAGAAGCGGGGAACACTACCTACCGGTGTTGCGGTCGGAAACAAGAACGAGATTGCGGCGGTAGACTCTGAGGGCCGATCCATGCGGATCATCACCGTTGCTCAAAATGTGATGGAGGAGACAACCAGAAAAACAAAGCGAAGACTTGAACGACGTCTTGCTGCCCGAAAGGCAGATGGTCTTGAAACACGTTCTGTGCGACGAGTCCTCAAACGGCTAGGCAGAAGACGACATGTGCGGACGAGAGGGTTCTGCCATACGGCGGCCAACCAGCTGATCGAGTGGGTGAGCAGAGGGACGATCCTGGTAATCGAAGACCTCAAGACGCCTCCCCCATCACGTCAGCCAGTGGTGAAGCGCCAGCGGCCACACTACTACGAGATCCTACGAAGACGGATCGAGGAGAAGGCGGAGCGTGCTGGAATTCCAGTGGTCTACGTCAAGGTAGCAGGGAATGAGCGTCGGTGTTCGTTGTGTGGTGATGCTGGAAAGGTCACCAAACACACCTTCCACTGCGGCTCGTGCGGGAACAGCGGTCCTCTAAGTAAGAATGCCGCGCTCAACGTCAGAAACAAATTTACGGTCACCAGGCCGTGGGCTGCTGTTAACCAGCCCTGAAGCTCGTTATCGGGCAAGCGGCTTCGGCCGTAGTTAACAAAAAGCTATTTCTTCTGCCGCCACCTGGATGCGAAGGTGCCGTAGCCAGCCTTCTGGACCGCCTTGGACTTGGAGATGATCTCACCCTCCATATCAATACGAGACCAGATAGGCGTCTTCGGAAACCCACCGTAGCCATACTCCAGTCTTAAGGCGAGGAATGGAACATCGGCGAACACCCGCCCATTGACGAAGGGTAAATTGGCATCGAATTTCAGAACCTTGATGCCCAGCTCTCCTATTCTTCGATCGAGATCAGGGCGATCGAGGAGGCGAGCTCGACGAAAGTACTCAACTTCTCCAGGCGATGCTGGAGTGATTTTAGCTCTGGCCGGAAGGCCGCCGTCGATGGCGGGGATAGTATCGACCGTCCAGTAACCCTTTGTGGCGATTTTTTGGACAACGGCGGCCAATTCGGGTTTAGTCGTATCGCTAATTGTTGAGATCGTTACCACACTTGTCTCAGCGGGAACGGCGGCCGGTAAGATCTCTCGGACCTCGGTGGTCAGCTCCCAGTGTCCCTCCTTGGTCTCGTTCAATACGATGGAGCGCTTATAGATGTCATACCAGCCGCCTTTGTTCGGGATCATGTCCTGAACGCGCTTGCGCAGCCGCTCGGCGAACTCTTTCGTTGCGGCGAGGCTTGCCTCCCTGGCCGCCGGAATGAGTCGATTCTTCAGGTGCTCGATGTCTCTGCGGACGGCGCCATCGTCGACCGTAATCTTCATCCGCTATCGCTGTCTTACGTGCCCGCGCCCTCGGGTCTGAGGAAGCAGTTTCCCCTTGCCGTTACGGGACATGTAGGTGCTCCTGAGCTCACGGATAAACGACTCGTGCTGGTTCATCTTTGACGTGAGTTGTTTGTTCTGTTGTTTGAGCTCCTGGAGCTCTGCATCACGCTTCCACGACTCGCGGTCACGCTTTTCCTCCAAACGACGAGCGGCATCGTAGCGCTTCCACTCGGTTGGCGAGTTCGGGCGGCCAGCGACGCCAGGGGGAGGACCGACATCTAGGTTTCCTGGGTGCTGAGCGTTGGGATCGCCGGAGCCGGCATCCATAGGAGGTGCACCGGGAGGGGGAGGAGCATCGCCGCCAGGAGCGCCGCCCATAGCCTGCTGCTGCTCAGCCTGCTTCTTCATATCCTCCTCGCGCTCCTTCTCGATCACCTTGATCTCGTCGTCGCTGAGCTTGAGGATTCGCTCTTGGATGTAGCGCATGGACACGAACGGCTGAACTCTGGTCGCGAAATCGGCCCGAGCGTTCTTGATCTCGTTGTGGGCCAATTCGTAGATCCCCGACGGCACGGTCATCATGACCTGTAGGTCTTGCGTGAAGGGGTTGATGCCACGGGCGGCCAGGTCGATCATGATCAGGCGTCGGATGGTGTTCTTCATCTCCCGCTGAATGCTCATGGTGACGCGAGCCGCTCGGACGTCCTCGAACGAGAGAATCGACCTTTGAGGAATGGCGTCGTCCTGGCCGAGGTAGCTACGAGGGACCTTCAAGACGCCATGGAGCTTCCTCTGGAAGTATTCGACGTCCTCTGTCGCCTGGTAGTCAGGTCCCTGCAGAACCTCAACCCGAGCGAGCTCTCGGTTCTCGCGAACAGCTATGAAGAAATCCTCCATGCTGTCCATTGGATTGAACCGCATATCGAGGCGCTGCGTACGCGGATTTACGAGCTTCTGTTTACGCAGATCCTGCTTCGCTTTGCGCAGGAAAGAATCGACCTTATCCGAGGGGATGTCGGTGACATCTATATAAAATGCGAACCTTGCAGGAGCGCGTGTGTTATGGACCACAGCCCCGTCAGCGATGAAGTTGTGCTCTTCATCCTCGACGCCGATGTCCCATATATCGTCCGTACCGATCTCTTCGACACCGCGCAGCATCTCAGTCATGGGCTGAGGCTTGAAGGTGATGTCAAGGCAGTAGGACGTCGTGTCTTTCAGTGGCTGGGTAGAGCCCTTGATGGTGCGGCCGCCCTCACGGAACCGAGACCGGACCATGGTCACGACCAGGCCGAGCTGCATGGCAAGCTCACGCACGTCTTGCAGCAACTGCTCGTTGCACATCTCGAAGCGGGCGCGTTCGTAGCGGATCTTGCGGCCTTCTCTTCGTGGAATGATGTGAGCATCGGCGTCAGCGAGCCCACGGATCATGGCCAGCTTGATCTCAGGACTAGCTCGGAACACCCACTCAGGAAGCCGCTTGTTATGGGCTCCCGGGATGAATCCGTTGAGCGTCATGAACTCGGCGAACTTGCTGGAGACGAAGGTGTAGGCGCCCAGCCGGTGGTCCTGGTCATTGACCAGCTTCGCTTCAGGGACAAGAAGCTCAAAGAGCTCCTTGTATTCCTCGTTGGTCTGATCGTCGTCGCCTAGGGCGAAGCCAACCTCGTTCTGCGAGACGTGTCCACCCTTTTGGCGCCGGGTTATGATGAACCCATCCCCGAGCATGAATCCCCACCACTGCGCGAATTCCTCACTCACCACATCAGGAACAGTGACTCCCTTGACCGCGAGCCCTCGTGAGCCGCTCCAATGTTCCTCGATCTCCAGGTGCTCAGGCCCGTAGCCGTTGGCATCGAGTAGTGCGACTGCTGTCTCTGTCCTCAACTCATAGTTACCATCGAAGAAATCGCGAGCTCGGTAGTGGTGAACACCGTGCTCCTTGGCAATTAGCGGATAGCTGATCTTTCGCTCTACCTGTCCTGCCGAGACCAAACGCGCCTTGGAGTGTAGCTCTGGCTTCTTGAGCTTTATTTCCTCCCAGTCAATCTTCTTGGGCGTGACGAGACGGTGCTTGCCGGGCTCAAGGTTTTGAACCTCGACATACTTCAGCACTCGGGCGCGGTGATTGCCGCTTCCCTGTCCAATGATCTCCTCGACCAGAACGGGGTGTGTCTTGTTGGCGAAGATCTCTCGGTGATCGCTGTAGACGCGGTAGATCGTGTCCTGCCCGTTGTGCTTCTTGTAGCAGACCTTGGTCTTCCGCAGCTCGTCATTCTTGTTGTAGGAGTAGACCTCATCGCCCTCTTCAAGATCCTTGATCGCAACGCGTCCGTCTGGGGTCCAGATCTGCGAGTCGCCTCTGAGGCAGAGCTTGTAGATCAGCATCGCGTCTTCAAGAAGAACCAGCCGTTTCCAGATCCACCGAGCTCCATCGGCTACGCCGAACCCGTAGGGGCAGCGGCGCTGAGTCCCGCGCAGACGCGAGTGGAGGATCTGCCACTCCTCGAAGAGGGCGACGTGATCAGGGATCTTGGTCTGACCGGCCAGCATGCCTCGGAGGTCGGACGCGTCCTGAGTGAACTTACCGGTGACGTCCTGGACGTAGCCGATCAGAGAACCGTTAGATTGCTCGACTCGACGCACGGTTGGGCATGGCAGTGAGTTGAGGCCCACTACGCCATGGTCGGTAATAAGCACCTCTTCGTAGTTGTTCCCCATTTTGACGGTCGAATAGACCATGGACCAAATGTCGTCCTCAATCGCCAGACGTTTGTTGAGGAGTACGTCAGACATGTCCTTGATGGCTTCGTCAGAAGAGTGAACCCAGAGTGTCTTCCCGGTATCGATATCTGGCTGGGTCGCATCATTAGTAAAGTAGTGGTGGGTACTGTTATGTACGACCACACCGTTAGCAATGAGGTTGTGCGTACTGGTAGTAACGTCGTATACGTCTTCTTCCCCAACAGGACGTGCTGCCTGAGTAACCGTGAGCGTCCCAGAGATTGAGTGAAGGAAGGTGCTCATGCCTTTCGTATCAAACCCAGCCCAGGCTGCCACGACAGCGGTCCCCTCGATCAGGTCTGAGCAGTTGATGTAGTCGTGTTCGACAGTCAAGAACTTATGGTTAGACGTGCACTTGATTGTCTCGCCATTGCTGAACCCGACCTCGACCACCGGCTGCTTATTCCCAGTGATTCGTGGGTTCTCGGCCAGAACCTTGACGAGCCTCTGAGTCTTGGCGTCGTAAGCCAGGATCTCGATACCACCGCCATGGGCGGCCAGATCGTGAAGGCGGAATGGCTTAATGACGGAGCCCTCAACCACATAAATCGTAGTATCAGCCGTCAAACAGTTGATATCTGGGTAGTCGTCCATCTGCTCGTAGTCCGCATACCTGTCCATCAGGTTCTGCGAAACGGAGAGGAGTCCGCCTACGTCCTCGCGACCCCACACCGAGAACATCGATGTTGGGATGTGCTTTTCAGCTTCAGCCGAGGGCGATTCAGCTTTTGCACGCTCGGCCCGCTCTCGCCCAAATACTTGGCGCAGGTAATTTAGTGCATCGTCGCGAAGTGCCATGTGAGTTCTTGTAACTCCGGTAGTTAGCTCGCCTCTACTCTAGCAAGACTAGAGCTCCAGAAACACACCGGAAACTGCTAACGAGCCCATAGATCGGACAGATGCTGTGTAAACTTCTTCCAGCACTCCAGGTTTGATGGATATCACCTTGTGGTTCCCCTTACTCTTACGCCCCACGATCCTGGCCATCAGCGGCGACGCTGTTGCGCACTCATCTAGTAGAGCCTGCGCAGCATCATAGGCTACGATAAGCTTGTTCTTGTGCGAGCGTTTGGCTTTCTTCTTGTTGATCGTAATCTTCAAGTTGCTGGGATGATAGTTCTTCCGGTCCCCGTTAATGTGCTCGACGTAGGTCCCCTTCGCGAGGCCGCCGCCGGTTACCCATTCAGCCATAAGTCTAGAAAGTTTCCGCTTTGCGGCCTTTCCAGGAATTCGGTATGTGGGGTAGCCGTGCGCGTCGGCTTCGAGATAGAGCGGTAGGAGAGAGTCTCCTGGGACTAGCTCTGGTGGCATCTTACAGATGCCAGACTTCATTACGAACTTCGATGAGGCAGACGCGTAGATGGTCTTCCCATCATCGAGGGTCACCACGAAAACTTGCTCTAGTCCGATTGCTCTGACGTCGATAATCTCGGACACAAAGAGTCGAGCGCCGGTCCACGTCAGGACTACCTCAGAAAAATCTGGATTTGAGGCATTACAATCCGCTAATTTAGCTATTTCAATTGGCCCGGCGGCCGTCTCGACGCACATTTCTCCGCGCAATCCCAAGGGTCCCCCTACTGGTCGGCAAGAAGAAGCGGCTCGCGCTCCATCGATTTATCGGGAAGTGCGCGAATAGTTCGCTCGATCCCATTCGATTCGACCACCGTAATGCCGCGTGCCGAGATGACCATTCGGAACGGGGTGACCCCGATGAATTTCCTACCAGTGCCTTTCTTCAGATAGGCCACTGTCAGATGCGGAACGTACTTGGGGTGTGTCTGAGGGCGGGAGTAGGGAAGCCTCTTAATTGCCTTGTGAAGCTCGGGGAGAGCATCGCCGACAAGCTCCAGGTAAAGAACGTCCTGCTCTTCGTGCTCGAAGATATTGAACGCGCCAAGAAGCATTCGTATCGGGCGGCCATAATCTTGGATCGCCTTTTCGATACCAGGTATGTCTCGCTTGTCAGCTCCGTAGTAGACCGTGGCGTGCGGCCGGTGCTCTAGTTTAATGATGTTGTTCTCGGAGATGTTTTTAGCGACCCAACGTGGGATCTTCACCCGCAGGTAACCGAAGTCCACCTGGGTCTGGAGGAAGTTCTCATCTTGCAGCTCTCGCTCCAGGAGCGCACTCTCGAATATCCTCCCATCGCGCCCTTTAACGCGCAGAGGGCCGATGATACTCAGGAACACCTTTCGGACCATCGACCCGCTTGAATTGATCTCCTTGCCAGCATGGCCACGGCCCAAGATCATGTTGGCCGCCACCTCGCTGAACGCCTCAGCAGGATCGGCGCTGGCGTATTGGCTCGGGAAGGAATCAGACACACGTCTGGTCTGCAGCCACGACGTGAACTTATCTAAATCGTCACCGAAGTGCTTGTTGAAGTAGAACCACAAGCTTGATTTTTCAGGCTTGGTCTTAACGACCCGGGCCATGGCCATGGCTGAGTCCGCATCGAACAGCTTACCTGTGGAATGGCACAACAAGCCCCACAACTCTTTAGCCTCGTCATCCAGGTGCTTGACCCATACACGGTGCATGACTTCGTGGATAATCGTCCAAAGAACGTCAGGGGCCCCTCGGACTGGTGGATCAAAGATGACTGACTTGTCCTCCTTTGGGAAGTAACGTCCATTCGCCTTTTCTTCAGGTTCCCTTTTAACGATTTCGATGTCACCGCCGAATTGATCGTCCTCAAGCCCGAACGCCCTAATCTTCTCAACAGCGATGTAAATCGCGTCGAGGAAGTCACCTACAGCCCTAGTCGGAACCTCTCCATCGGAGGACGGGCGTAGAGGTCCCAGCTTGTGCACCCTCGGGGGGAGGAGTCTAAAGGCTGAGATTACGCTACGCATCAATAGAGCTCGTCAGTGTTAAGACCCTGGTCAGTATATCCCGTCTTGGGATCGGCCCGCATGACCAGGATCTTACGAATCTGCGCAATTGGGTACGATGCGTAAGTCCCGTCTGGAAGCTGGATTTGAGCGAATTCTCCATCTAGTACGATCCTACGAGCAGAGTAAAAGACACTCTTCAGCGCTAGATCGGTCAGTTCGAGTTCTATGCCCCAGGCCACACCAGCGTCCTCTTCGGCGAATTTAATGTCCAGCTCATCTGGATCAGAAGTGTTCATTCGGCGGCCAACCTCTTTCTACTAAGGAAGAGTTTCTGTCAAAATCCTAGGGCCAGATTGATCACCCTGGGCCTGTAGGACCAGCTGGAAGCGCTCTGCCTCAGCTTCGCGGACCTCGATCCGCGTGCGGCTTCCGCTGGAATCTTCCATAGTGACAAACCATTGAATGGTACCACCGGAAATTAGAGACTTGTCTACACTGACGACACGATTCATTATGTTCTCCAGAGAGGTGAGACGTGGAGCATCAAAATCATTCTAACGAGAATGGTGCCCCAGAGCACCTAGTCTCTCCCGTAACTCGTACGAGCACAACCTCGAACGAGATGCCTTCGTTCCGGGTATATGTAGATATGGGAACGGAAGAGTTCGCAAACGGAGCAGTCGTCTACACATCATCGGATGATGGTGCCAAGAAAACGTGCATCGATAATCTAAAGAACAACGCCCACTACAGGTTCTCCTGCAGGTGTGGCTGCGGTGCTCAATTCGCCGGGTTCGGGCGAGACATCAAGGCATCCGGAAAGATCGGCCGGTCCAAGGTTCCTCCGGTAAACATCACATCGAACACCTCCGCTGATGTCAAGTTGACTTCAGAGGTGGCCATCATCACACAGATGGGTCACGGGCTCGTCGACGACGACAGCCCCATCGAAGAGGTTCAAATCAAATCAAACCGGTCTGAGACACCAACCCCACCCCGACCCTTTGTCTCAGACCGGTACCTTAAAAAGGCCGTCTGGAGTCTCTCAGACGACGAGATTGACGCCTACCACTCTGACCAGAGTGACCCTCTAGAGGCCAAGGGTGTCAACCTCTCGGAGCGGAAGCCGCCGGCCATCGGCGACGCGGTCTATTCCATCGCCACAGGTGATGGTCCGTTCACCCTTCTGGACTACGTTCAGAAGGACATTAAGTTCGATGATGACAGAATCCACAAGGTGCTCTGCGGACTCCTCCGGGCCAAGACCGGAAAGCCTACCAGCATTCCCCTGGCAGACCTAGCGCTCCACTACGCTGGACGTCCTGCCACCCCTGAGAAGTCCACCAGCATGCTCTGGCCTGTGATGATGATCGGAAGCTCGATCCTCGGCTCCGCAGTCGCGATAGGGTTCTACATCCTCTAAGGAAGGGTCCCTGCGCGGCGGTGGCGGTTGTAATGCTTGGCGCAGAGACCTCGCGCTCTCACCGTCGATCCACAGTCGGGCTCTGAGCAGATCAGGCGGCCGGTCATGTACTCGCGGTCTGGACGGAGCTCTCCGTAGAGTTTGATCTGACGGGCGTGCTTCCGGCAGTGGCCGCCGCTGACACGGCTTTTCTCACACTTAGGGGCCGCACACTCTTTCGGCCCTCCACGCTCAGATTCCAGCGTGAGGTGGCCGTGTCTCAAGATCTGCATGTAATGACGCTTACACCAGCCCTTCGCGTACGCCAAGCGCTCACAGTGACTTACGCAGCAGTAACCGGTCACTGGTTAGTCAGTTGGCGGGCCACCGACTCTTTACATCGCCTTCTGATGCAAATACGACAATCGCCCCTCTTGTAGCCGCGACGAGTGGTGTAATGGTAAGTGTTCTCCTCTATCAGTGCGTGACCATTCTTACACGCGGTCCGTCGGGCCTTAGGCTTTCTCTCGTAACGTCGATCGTATCTGATCTTGGCAGCCATTGATGTCCCTATGGGTATCATACCTATACCACCTAGTGATGCGGTAGGGCCATCATGCGACATATCCTTCTTCTGATAGTGCTGCTTACGACTGGCTGCGGAGCCTTCAAGGAAAGCACCGGAGAGTTCGTCACCGAAGCGGTCGTGGACCACATCGCCGAAGCGGTTGACCGGAAGCTGGAACGTCGGGGACTGTCCCGCGAGAAGCTCGTGAGAGTCGCCG